CGCCGACAGCGGGCAGCGTGAAGGTTTGAAAGGAGCCCATGCTATCGCTCGGCGAGAGGACAGCCTGCACGTTGTCGGCGGCTTCGAGCTGCAACACGCCAGGAAGCCATCCGCCGCTGTTGATGCGGTGAATGGTCAGAGCACGAGACATGTCGGCCTCGCCAAAGCTGCCAAAGATCAGAGCCTTGCCTCCATCGGCGGTGTAATTGCCGCCGGTGCTGGTCGCCAGCGTGGCGGCGGCTCCGAGTCCGAGGTTGGTGCGGGCCGTCGCTGCGTTGGCAAGGTCCGAAAGGTTGTTGCTGGTGCTAAGGCCGTCGGTGATGCCGTAGCCGTTGAGGGTGGTCGGTTTGCCGCTGAGGTCGGAGAAGGCACCGCCGAAGGGCGTGATGGCGGCGGGGCTGCCTGCGGTTTGGCCGAAGACCTGACCGTTGCTGAGGGTGACGCCGTAGCTAGTAAAGCCGGAGGCTCCGCGTTTGCGGATCTCGTATTGGCCGACGGTTTGGGCGGCGGCGAAGGTGGAAAGAAGGATGAGGGGAAGGAAAAAGCGGATCATTGGGAGACAATGGGTCAATCAGACAATGAGACTGGGAGAGACTTATGCGGGAGGTTCGCCGGTGTTGAGGCCGATGTGAAAGACGGTGCCGGTGGAGTCCACGAGGCGGAGATAACCGGCGGCGGTGATGGTGGCCGCGAACGGGAGGAAATCGGGACCGGCATCACCGCTGCGAATCCAGGCGTTTTGGATCTCGACGAGCATGGACGCACGCTCAACGACGCCGCTGATGGCCCATTCGATCTCGAGCACGGACGGGGCTGGATCAACGCTGTCACCGAGTAGGGTGCGGAGCGCGGAGGAATCGACACTGGCCCACTCGAATTCGTAGGACGTGGCATTGGTCGCAGTCGGGGCAGAGAGCAGTGCCAGAACGCTGCCGCTTGGGGTGTTTTTATCCTTCAGCGCGACGCGGAAAGTCGGTGAGCCGCTGAGGAGTGCGGCGGCGGTGTCTCCTGTGGCAAAAAAATAAACCGTGAGCTTCAGGTGCGTTTGCAGCTTGACCGGCACGCTGGGGAGCGCCGTGCCAGTGAGTGCCGCACAGATGACCTTTGTGGTCGTGTTAACGTAGAGAATGGCTTCCACGCGAGAGTGCACGTGTCAAAGCCAAGGATGAAGGTGGAATGATGAAGGATGAAAACTAAGCCAACGTGATGACGACGTTCTCCACCTGATCGGTTTCGCCTTCGGTGTCGGGCAAGGTGTCGTCATACCACTCAGAGACCTCGTCGGCATCGAGGCTGAGGGTGTGGGTGGTGCCGCCTTGGTCCCATTCGAGGTCCACGCCACGCGCATAGATTTTCCAGCGGTATCTTTTGCGAGTGACGCGGACGGCGATGCGGGAATCGCTCTCGCCTACCCATGTGCCGAGGAGTGCGCCGAGTCCGGTGGGAGGGTCGGTGTTGCTCATCCAGGTGCCGCTGGAAGCGATGAAGGGATCGGGGCTATCGTCCCAGGATTCGAGACCGGCGTCGGCGGCGGGCCGCAACAGCTCAGGATCGAGCACGTCGGAATAAGTCATTACGGGATCTCCGATCGGTAAACCGTAATCGAATCCCTCCTCTTCATCGCTCTCCACAACGTGGTAGGGGCAGACGTAAGTGTCGTCGCTCGGGGTGTGCAGATGGACGCCACCTGCTGCGGTCTGCGTCTCAGTGATGGTGCCGTGCTCGTAGGTGGTGACGATGGTGAGCTTGCCATACACGACGGCATCAGCGGAGATCCAGCAGGTGAATGCCAGCGCGGTGCGGCTTTGCACCTCAAGTTCCACGGTCACTTCCACCGGCGGCGGCGGCGGGGCAAAGACCAACTCGTCTCCGCCAGAAGCTCGCGCCATGCCGGGGAGCTGGAGTTGCCGCTGTGTGGCGCGTGAGAGCGCTTCGAGTGTGCGCTCGGTGTCTTTGCACCAATCGCGCCACACGGCGCTGGAAAGCGGCAGCATGGGCGCAGCGGTGGCCTCGACGGTGATGCGGGCACTGGCCTGCATGCTCTCCGTGCTGAGATGCAGCGCGGCGGAGATTTTGGAGAGGTTGGCATCGACCGCGTCTTTCCACGGGCGTAGGCCTTGCGGCCAGCGATCCAACGCGACGGCGTTGCTGGTGGCGGTGCCATTGCCAGTGCCTTCGATCATCGTGATCTGCTCGCCGCTCTGCGAGACGCGAGTGCCGATGATCTGGATCTGCACCTTGGCGGCTTGCGCGAGGCGCTCGATGAAGGACTGAACCGCTTTGCGCCAGGGCACCAGTCCCGCAGGCCAGCGGGGGGCGCGGAGCTGGCGTGTGGAGGCAGTGGCGTTCATGCAGGTTTACTCGGCGGGCGTCAAGGAGTCGGGCTTGTCGAGCTTGAGGCCGAAGAACACGAGATCCATGATGACGTGCTTATTGTCTGTCGCGATGGCGACGGACTTCGGCGGGCGATTGCCTGACATGTCGCCCACGCGGCTGTTGTCGGGCCATTGTTTGAGCCAGGCGGCGGTGACAGCGCCGCCGTCTGCGCAGAGGGCGCGGACGTGCTCCAGCTCCACGCCGGGGACGCGCAGACCGAGCGTGATGGTGGTTTGCTGGTGCTGGTTGACCTGATGCTTCACGACGGGGCTTTTGCCCTCGTCAAGCAAGGGCGAGAGCAGATGGGAGGCGAAGGCTCGGAGTTCGGTTTCGAGTTGGCTTGGGGTCATGGCGTTGAAATGATGAATGATGAATGATGAAGGATGAATCAGCGGAACATGACGGGCCAAATGTAGCGATAGACCTTTTGGTAAACCATGGTTTGGATCTGGCTGTTGAGAGTGGCTTGATGAGGGGACGAGATGAGTGTCCAGCCGTAGGGGTAGTTGTAGGTGAGTTCGGAGGCGGTCAGCGTGATGGTGGGGATGGTGGGAGCGTTATTCGGTGTCTCCATGGAGGGCACGGAAGCCGTGGGCAGTGTGGCCGCACCCGCAAGGTAGGTGTCGGTGACGACGACTTCGGGAAGGTGAAAATTCGTGTAGCGGGGCGTGCTCGGCCAGCCTGCTGTGAGTCCGATGGTGATCGGTTCGCTACTGGTGAATTGCTGGCCGTTGACCGTGATCATTCGGTGATACGGCTTGGCTTCCTCAAAGCCGCGATAGGTGCAGTCAGCGGTGACAAAATCCGTGTTGTCGTCGGTGTGGCTGAGATCGCAGAGGTAGAGATAAGGATAATTCGGATGCGAGGCACCGAGCGCAAACTCTCCTGCGATGACCTCGCCCGCGCTGATGTCGCTGCCGAGCGCGGCGGCGCTGCCGCCACTGGTGAGGGAGACCTTGAAGGTATCTGCGGTGCGGTCGATGACGAAATACGGCGTGCCAAGCGAGGTGGCACTTTGCGGCACCAGACTGCTGCCACCCGTCAAGCGAGCGAAGAAGACGCGACGGCCGTTCTGGAAGCCGTGTGCATTGCAGGTGATGACGCCGGTGCTGGAGACACCCGTGCAGGATTTCCACGCGGCATGCCAGGAGAGGTAGCGCACGCTGCGTTCATCCCATCCGGCTTCGATCGTGCGACGCTTGCCACGGCTGAGGATCTTGGTTGGGTAGCTCTCATCGAGCGAGCCTTCGGCGGTGATCTGCCACTCATGGCTGATGCCGCTGGTGGTGTGGCTGAGTTCAACGATGATCATGCCGGGAAAGCCTGGGCAGGGATCGCCCGCGCTCAACGTGGTGGTGAGCGGGGTTTTGTAGCTGCCTTGGAGCACATCGACGCCGCGTAGTTGCGTGCGTTTAACGATGGGATGACGCCAGATCGGAAGTGTGCCGGTAAAGAACGTGGGTTGCATGGATCAGTTGCCGAAGAAGACGCGGTTCAAAAGTTCGTTGGTGCGGTCGATTTTAGGACCTAGCTCCGTATTGGATTTTTGCGTCGCCGTGGTGGCACTGACGGCGGTGGTGCTGGTGCTCATGGGTGGACGCTGTCGGGCAAGGAAGGCGTCGATGCCGCCGCCTGTGAGTGAGCGCGTCGGCGGTGACAGGCTACGGTCTCCGGTGACGAGGGAGCGGCTATAGATGGGGACGGCTTCACCGCGCCCGTAGCCTGCCATGGGTGTTTCGTTGAACCCAACTTCGCGTTTTTGCTGCGCTCGCAGGAATTCGTCAAAGCCTTGGCCGAAGGGGCCGCCGTCGCCACGAGGCCGGGCGATGATGCGACTGCGCTGGCCGCTGTTGCGGCGCTGGATGTTTTCTTCGAGCTGGACGCGCTGCTCAGCCATGCCTCGCGCCTGCTCAGGACTCGCTCCCGTGGTGCTGCGGATGCGCTGCACTTCGGTTTCGATTTTGGCCTCACGCTCAATGCGCTGCGCTTCACGCTCACGCCCACGGGAGCGGAGATCGAGTGCGCGAAGGCTGCGCATTTCGGTATCGCGCCGCTGCTCCATGTCTCGCAACGACAGTGTTTTTTGAATGGCTCCTTGCTTCTGCTGTTCGGCGGCGACCGTCACAGCGGCAGATTCTCGCGTGGTGGCGATGGCTTTCTTTTCGGCACTTTCGGTTTTTTCGGCGGCACGCTGTTGCTCAACGGCGGCAATGGCCGCGTTGGCTTGTGCCAGCGTTTGACCGTCCATCATCAGGCCGATGTGAGCGATGGCAGAAACAACGGCATCATCAGCGCTTTTGATCGCACTGCCCACGAGGCTGAAAAAATTGCTGGTTGCGGAGCCGAGTTCTCGAATGAGATCGGTGTTTTCTTGCAAGGCATTGCCAAGCTGTGAAGCACCTTCGACCCCTTGACGGACGAGGCCTTCCGCGAAGGCTTCCGTGGCAAGATTGATGCTGGTGCGGAAGTCCGCCATCTTTTCATCCAGGCCAGCAGTGGCACGTTCGAGTCGTCCAAAGCCGTCGATCAAGCGGGAGATAAATTCCTCTGCGTTGATGTTCATCTTTTGCAAGGCCTCAGTGTCTGCTGTGCCAAAGACATCCTTCATCACGGCGCGGACTTGAGGCACACGCTCGGCGATTTGATTGATTTCCTCCGCGCTGACTTTGCCTTTGCTGATGATTTGTGTGAGGGCGAGCACGACGCCGTCGAGATCTGCCGAGCTGCCGCCTGCCAGTGCCAGCGCGTTGCCCATTTCAATGATGGATCTTTTGCTCATCTCGGCGCTGAGTCCGACACTGCGAAGGCGAATGTCTCCCTTCACCGCTTGCTCGAATTCAAGGCCGGGCAGTCTGGCCGCCTCCATGAGTTCATCCATGCGCTGGCGACCGCCTTCAGCACTGCCTTCGAGCGTCGTCATGCCACGGCGGAGGCGGTCGAGACTGGCGACGGTGCGGACACTCTCACGCGCCAAGATGCCTAAACCGATGCCCGCCACCGCTCCGCGCACGCGGCTGAAACTGGTCTCCGTGTGCTTGGCGCTGGCAGCAAGTCGGCGGTCTTGATCTGCCAGGCCTCGATTGAGCGCGGTGCCGTCGTAGCCGAATTTGACTGTTGCGTCGTTTGCCATGGGAGATCGTCAGGGTTTGACGATGGCCGCATGTCAAAGCTGACTGAATTGACCGTGGTGACCGCAGTGACGACTCAGCGACGGGTGCGCATGACGGCCAATAACTCTGACATGAGCTTTCGCGTGCGCATCATCTCGCGGGCGCACACGAAAACGTAGTAAGGCATCAAGATCGTGAGCAAAGCGAACACGAGGGCAAGGAAGGCCAGCACGAAACCAATCGGGCCGGTGAGGTGATGTTGGAGGTCGTTCATGACTCGGCAGAATAAAGGCGGCGCTCACAATGTCCATTCGCAAAGCTGGCCGCGCTGGGTGGCATGCTTGAGTTGGTAATACAAGGCGCGGTGAAGCGGCATGTCTTGAATGTGATCTTCAGGCCACCCGGTGAGGGATGCGACATCGCCAATGATGTCGCAACTCACGGACGGCAAGGCTAGTTTCCCGATCCATCCACGGTCTCTCCGGTGGCGCTGTGCGCACGCGCACGGTTGATGCACTGCTGCATTTCATCCGCCAGCGTCGCAGCGGCGTCCATTTCATGCAATGCGATGTTTTTTTCAACCCAGGCATCGTAAGCCATCAGCTGCGCTTCAGTGGACAGCAGACGCAGGACGCGCAGGGTCGCGAGATCAAGGCTGGCGCTGTAGAGGATGCGCGGCGCTTCGGCGGCAAAGTCGGCCATGGTCGCGTATGAGGCCAGCGGCGGCGCATTCATGCGCACGCGCAAGTCGCGATAATACATCTCATTGGCAAGCGTGATCTTGAGTTCCACGCCGTGCCACGCGAACACGCGATGGAAATCTTTTTCGCGTTGCGCGGGGTCGATGAGCGGCGCGGTGTCGATGAGGTTGGCGCTGGGAGCGGCGGGAGTTGGGGGGTCGGAGGGGATGAGCATGGGGAAAAGGATGAAGGATGAAGGATGAATTAGGAATGAGGAAGGAGGAATGATGAATGAGGAAGGAGCAGAATAAGAGATTCTTTTGTCCCCATTCTTTTGTCGATTATGCTTTGGTTTTTAGTTCGGCCTCAAGTTTCGCGAGGCGGGCGGTGAGATTGACCAGGTTGGTTTCCAGGGCGGCGGGAGCGGGGGAGAGACGCCAGGTTTGGCAGCTTTCAAAGAATCGCATGAACATGCCCGCGAGACCTTCGTGACCGACGCGGAGACCGGCTTCGAAGAGGGCGGTGTCGATGTGTTCGAGGACTTCACACACCGACGCATGCCGCTGAATCGTGATGTGCAGATGCGGCAGGGTGGTCTGACGGATGAAGCCGCGAGTTTTTTTGGGGTCGGCCCCGTCGAATCTGGCGGCGATGTGATCGGCCTCGCAGGGACGGAAGCCGCGATCTCGCAGCGAGGCGATGACTTCAACGGGCCAGCCTTCGCGGGTGAGTTCGGTGATTTCTGCGTCGCTCATGCTGACAAGAGCGCGTTGTTGGTCGGTGATGCTCATGATATTTTGATGCCGAGGCGGCGTTGGACTTGGCTGATGGTATGGCCGGGGGCGTCGGCGCGAAAGGCGGCGCCTTTGTCGCGAAAGGTTTTATGCGACACGGTGATCCATTGGTCGGACTGCTGGTGCTTGCGCAGCTCTCGCAAGCAATGGAGGGCGTGAATGGCGATGGCGAAGGGTTCCCAGCGACGGGTGGGGAAAAGAGCGTTGGAGCGCAGGGCTGTGATGAGCGGCTCGCAATCGGTGCGGGGAGTGTTTGGCTCCGTGGTGAGGGGCCGGGCGTAGCGGGCGACGATGTAGGTGTGCCCGGTGCCGTTGTGGGTGACGTTGAGCAGATCGTGACCGATGCCGATGAGTGACAAGATGAGGTCTTGATCCTGACTTTGGAAGGTGACTTCATTGACCGGATTGACGGCTTCTTTGCTGGCTTGTAAGAGGTAACTGCCGGGGGCTTCTTCGATGAGTCGGTAAGACGCGCCTTTGTGGGACTCAATCAACCGCGTGCGATTGACCATGGTGCGCAACGCGATGAGGTAGGGATGGAGGAGCTGCGTGGCGAGTTCGCCGATGAGTTTGCCGTTGTTGAAATCGCGACGCAGAGCGCCGGTGATGTAGGCGCGTCCATTGCGCTCAGGATCGACACTGGAGACGCTGGCGAGGTGCCAGTCGGTGTATTGCTGGCCGGTCTTGTGGTCCTGCATCGGCACGGGCTTGAGAGCGATGTCCAGCGAGCCGAGCGCGGCGGCTTCGTAGGTGTTGCGGGTGGTTTGCCAGGCGAGCATTTTGAAAGGATGAAGGAGGAACGATGAAGGATGAAATGAAGAAGCGCGTGATCGGGGGAGGACGATCACGCGCTGCGCGGGAGGGGATCGTCAGGAGATGGAGAGGGGCGGTGGTTACACCATTTGCGGGCAGTGCAGCAGATTGAAGGTGAACTCACGGCCCGTGCCGCTGCGGGCTTTTTTGGCTTCGGGATCGCGGCTTTGCAAAGTGCCGACGGTGATTTCGATGCCGAAGAGTTCGTTGTCGATCAGGTTCGCCAGGCTCAGGGCAACGACTTCGGCGTCATCGAGCGCGGCGAATCCTTGGAGCGCTCCGCTGCTGGTGGGGATGGGCTGACCGACGATGGCAATCTCGGCCTTCGGGTCGTAGCCTTCGCTGTAGAGCGTGGCTGGCACGCTGCCTGCGTTGGGCACCCCCATGACATCGTCATAGGTGCGCGTGGTTTTGACGGTGAAGTCGGTGAGGTAGAGGCCGGATTCGTTTTGGAGCGAGCCGGGACGTGTGCCTGCGGTGAAGAGAGGGGCCATAACGAATGAGTTGCTGTGTCAAACTGGAGGCTGAATGCTGGATGCTGGATCTAGCATCTAGCATCTAGGATCGAGCATCGAGTATCTATCTCATGCGTTATTCCAGAAGGTGACGAGTTGGAAGGGCGCGGTGAGGGTGAGGAGGGATTTGGCTTCGTCGTAGTCGTCGGTGATGGTTTGCGGGTAGATGGCCTGGATGTGCCAGCCTTCACGGTAAGCGTCGGTTTGGGCTTCGATGAAGGTTTGCCAGGTGGTGAGGTGATCGTCGCTGAAAAGGCTGCGGAGTGCTTGGAGCCAGGCGTGTGCCTGTGCGCGGGTGGTCTGGCCGGTCTCGGTGCCGATGCTGATTTCGAGCTTCAGGTTGAGGGTGAGGGTGAGCAGGGTGTCGGCAGAGTCGGGATCGACTTCGACTTCAAACAGGGCGTGGGGATGGGTGAGGGCGGTGGATGAGGAATGCGTGCGGCGTGGCACGGCGGACGCGCTAGGGACGCCGGAAACGGCCAAAGCGGGCGTGCTGGCGGTGTAGTCGGCGAAGACGGTGCTGAAGTGCGCGGCGGGAGAAGTGGAGGGCATGGGGGGGGAGGATGAAGGATGAAGGATGAAGGATGAAGGATGAAGGATGAAAAAAGCGCCGGGTCGTTTTCACGACACCGGCGCTCTCAACACATGAGGACGGGGACAGGGGTTAGGCGGTGGCGACGCCGGAGGCGAGGCCGGTGGCGCTGTAATTGATTTTGGTGCTGGTTTTGGCGATGCCGCAGATCCGGCCATACCATCCGGTGGTGTTGTCGGCGATGGGGGCGATCTTGCCGGGCGTGGCGGAGCCGACGATGGCACCGTTGACGGTGACGCCGTGGGTGCCAATGGTGAGGTCGTCATCTTCGGTGATGTATTCGACCGGTTGACCGCTGGAGGCGGAATTGAGCGCCATGCCGACGGCGGTGCGGATGAGCGCGGAGGCTCCGTTGGCGTCTGCGAGCTTCGCGACGTTGGCGGCGGCGGTGTCGAGGTAGATTTCCTCCCCAGCGGCGATGGTGGCACCGGCGATGGCGCGGCGACGACGTGCCAGCGCGGCGGTGGAGGGAATGACGGCGGAGGCGGTGATGGAGATGTCGGCCATGGGGAGAAAAGGATGAAGGATGAAGGTTGAATGATGAAGGGTGTCAAACTGTGACGGAAAGACTTGGAGACTAAGAGATGGTGAGTTGCGACTTTTTGACGGCGGCGCGGATGCCGTAGCGGATGGAGTTTTGGAGGCGCTTTTGGCGTTTGCCGGATTTGAGGACGTAGGCCATGCGGCGGGAGAGATCGTTGGCGCGACCGTGTCGGGCGCGATTCGTGATGATGATCGTGAATTGATCCGGGCGAGGGATGACGGTGATGCTGCCGACGGTTTGCTGGTGACGTGTGATCCAGGTCGGAAGCGAGGTCTTCAAACGGGCAGCGGCGGGTGCGAAGCCGGAGGCGAGCAGGCCGACGCGGGATTGTTGCTGCTTGATGTAGCTTCGCACATAGCGGACATCGCGGACATGCTCGCTTGGTTTGGTGCCGGTGACGCGTCCATTGCTTCCTCGGCGTTTTTCATGGGCAGCTCCGTCGTCGCTGCCAAAGTCGATGAGCTCTTTGAGTCCGAGCGTTTTGCAAATGCGGGCAGCCTGCGGCCAGTTTTTATGCTTCACCGCTGCCCAAAATGCGGCGGCGAGTTTTTCGTCACGAGCTTTGATGGTGGCATAAAGTTTGCCAGGGGTGGCATAGACTTTCCACACGTCGCGCATGACGGCGCTTTCGCCGCGTTTCTTTGATGCCGGATTGGCTTTGCCCATGCTCGGTGGCGTGATGGCGGTGATGTCGCGCACAAAGCCGCGTGCGTCGTCTTCGATGGCCTTCGCCATGATCGCAGCGGCCTCACGCGGGACTTGTTTGAGCTTTTTGAGCAGCGGGCCGAGTTGGACGTTCGCGCTGATCATTGCGTGGATTCGGTTGGGCACTTTGCCCGTCTTGCTGTTTCCACCAACCACCTCGCCAATGTTGGCACGGTGGCGGCACGTTGGTGCTTGCTCATTCGCTGCTGTCTGCGTCGATCACCTTCGCCGCTTCTATGATGATGCTTTCGGCTGGGGATTGTCGGCATAACTTCAGCGGGTTCTAGGCCGCAAAAGACCAGCCAAGTTTTTTTGAGCATCGAATATCCCCACCACGCTTGGCTGACTTCGATCGTCCACATTCCATCTTTGGTTTCACCTGGTCGCGGTAGGTTGCAGTGATCGAACAGTCTGGAGTGGGCTGGATGTTCCAACACGCCGCCGCATCGCCTCAGCCAATCAACGCACAGCGGTCCCATCTCTCGCACGCCTTCGATGGGTTTCCACTGATGGGCACAATAGGCACTCCACGGAGCGCAGACTGGATGAGCGACCACGGGCACACCGCCAACGAAGCTCCTCACGTCACGCGAAGCATTAAAGCACTCGACTCCAGGGAGTGAGTGATAGACCGAATCAGGTGCGCAACATAGGACCGCCACAGGGTCCACTTTGACGACTCCAGACGCTCCAAACTCAAATGCGTCTTGGACTTCGAAACGCGAACTAGCCGCCGCATGATATGTCGGAGCGATCATTGCGTGGTGATCTGCTGGCCGGTGAGTGTCCAGAAGACGCTGTGGGGGGACTCGTTGGGTGCTCCGGCGTCGGTGGCGAGCTGATAGACGCGACCCGTTTCGACGTGCGTGAAACGCACGGCGCGGGTGCTGTCGGTGGTGGCGTCGATGAGGTCGGCGGTGGGCAGCAAAGCGCAGGCGACGACGATCTTAATGGTGCGCGATTGGATGACGCCGCCGTCGTTCTCAAACTTAACCCCACGCCTCGCGATGAAGGCCGCAGGCAGGCGGCGATTATTGAGCAGGATGGTGCAGGGATTCCGCTGCAACAGTGTGGCGAGGTGCAGCTTTTCACTGGTGACGAGGGCGGCGGACATGCCGAGGTAGAAATGTCAAAGCGTGAAGGCACAAAAAACGCCGCGTCCCCCAACCAAAAGGGACGCGGCGCAGGGGACACCGGCGGGCGAAGAATAACCGCGCCGGGTGAGAGTCTGACGATTAGCCGAGGAGCGTGGCGACGAACTCGGGCTTCCAGACTTTGACGCCGTAGAAGGCCATGAGCTTGATCTCACTCATGCCGTAGCCTTTGTAGAGGCGGGCGGAGAAAGAGAGACCGGTGTCAGCGTCCACCAGCACCGCGATCTCTTCGCCGACATCGCCGCCGGGAGGTTGTGCAGGCGGGCGCATCGCGAGCTCGATGGCGGTCTTGTGGAAGGCGACGTTGGCGGTGTAGCTGTTGCCGACGGTGACGGCCTTGTCGTTCACGATGGCACCACGCAGGCCGGGATGATTGATCACCAAGCTGCCAGAGGTGGCGGTGAGTCCGGTCTTGACGACGTAGTTGCCTGCGGTCGGCTCATCGGCGACGGTGATGATGTCGCCAGCTTTGATGCCGGTGCTGTTCACGGTGCCGCCGTCAACAGTGAGAGTCGTGCTGCCAACGGCGATGTTGCCGTTGTTGATGAGGTAGCCTGTGCCTGCGCCCTTCGTGTGAGCCTGCACACCCGCGCTGGCGCGGATGGACATGTTGAACAGGTTTAACAGTTCACCACGGCGCAGCGTTGCGTCCGTGCCCGCATCGCTCACGTTGGTGAGGGTCGAACGCTTGCGCAGATTGGCTCCAGCGGCGGTGTTGAGGATGAGCGAGAGCATGCCGTCAGACATCGGTGTGCCGTTGTCTTCGAGGATGCGGTAGAGATCTGCGAGGATCTCGAAGTTGGAACCGAATGGCGTGGTGCCAGCGGTGCCGACGGCGCGGCTTGCGCCTTGATAGGCGGCGAGTCCGATTGCGGCCTCGATGCTGTTGCGCATTTTGCGGATGGCTTGCTTGTAGAGCTGCTGGAGAGCAAGCTCTGCGCCGACGGTTTTGGAGAGCTGAGCGAATTGCTCGCCTTTGAGCGGGATGGATGCTCCCGCGTAGGAGGAGAGAGTCAGCGTCTCGGTGCTGGTGGTGATGTCGGCGGCGTCAGGCACCGTCATGGCTGGGGTGTAGCTGGTCTCGAGCGTGGGCTCGGTGGTGCGCAGCGAGGTGACGGTGCCGCCAGCGGAGATGCCTTCGGAGCCGCCGTTGACGATCACGCCTTGTGAAAAGCCGGATGGTTCCATCGCGACTTGATCGCGAGCGGCATAGAGGATTTCGGTGAGTCCAGTGAGTGAGATGTCGTTAGCCATATGTTTGGATCAGTGAGAGTTGGGGGTGTGTTGGGTTTGAGGTGTCAATCTGCGATCATTCTTCGAGCTTGCCTTTGGCTGCCATGAAGGCGTTTCGCTCGGCGTGCGGGAGCTGGTTGAAGGCAGCGCGAGTCATGGTGTTGACGGGGTTGCCGCTGCCACCTTGAGCGCCCTGGATGGGAGCGTTGCCACCGGCAGCACCGGCGGCTCCGTTGGTGAGCAGGGCGGTGATTTTGGCGAGCTCAGTTTCCAGCGCGGTGAGCTTGGCTTTGTCGTCCTTCGTGGCCTCGGTGATGCTGGCAGCGAAGGCGGCTTTCACAGCGGCGTCTTCGAAGTCGATCACGACGTTGGGGGACTGCGGCTTGTGCGCTTGGCAGGCGGCGACGATTTGGTCTTCGGTTTCATCGCCCTTGAGGGCGACGCCGACCAGGGAGGCGAGGGCAAGGATGGCTTTCATGTTTGGAGGGGTGGTGGTGCGCGATGGCGACGGTGGCGGCGCGATGTCAAAGAGGGCACTCGGCACATGACGCAGCGCGGCGGTGATGCGCGCAGTCTTGAAAGCGGAGGCACTGAGGGCGACTTCGTCGCTGGTGGCATCGGCGAAACCATGCTCGACGGCTTCTTCACCTGTCAGCCAGGTCTCGGCGTCCATCATAGCGGTGAGGTCTTCATCGCTCTTTTTCGTGCGCTCACGATAAGCGGCGAGGAGGCTGCCTTTGATCTTGTCGAGCAGGTCGGCGAGCTGGCGCATGTCAGCAGAGTCACCCACCGCAAAGCCGCTCGGGTTGTGAATCATCATGAACGCATTGCGCGGCATCTCGATCCGCGTGCCTGCCATGGCGATGACGGAGGCCATGGAGGCGGCGAGGCCTTCGATGCGCACGGTGACGTTGCCGCGTGCCTTCAGGGCATGGTAGATGGCAAGACCATCGAAAACCTCACCGCCAGGCGAGTGGATGGAGAGAGTGATCGGAGTCGCAGCCGCGATGCTGCGGAGCTGGGAGAGAAAATCTTTGGCGCTGACACCCCACGCGCCGATCTCGTCGTGGATGGAGATTTCAGCGGGGGCTTCGGCGGAGGCGGCATTGCGAATGGTGAACCAGGTCTTGCGGGACATGCTGGCGGGCGCATGTCAAAGCCGCGTGGGGTGCGGGTTGCCGCTAGTTCTCATTCCGTGGTTTTACGCCTCCAAAAATAAATCGCACAAAGTCCGAAAAAAGAAATTGAACTAATTCGGACAATGTGCGATTGGTAAGGGTAGTCAGAAACAACGAACCAAACAAAAATATGAAGACCAAACTCACCAACGGCGACACAATCGAAACCTGCACCGACGAAACTGGCACCTACTCCGCCTGCTACCAAATCGGCAACAAAACTGGCGACTGCTACCAGAAAGCAGATGAAGTGACTAGCGAAGTTGAGTCTGAATCTCCTGAGTTCAGCGAAGTGGTCAGCTCATGTGGTAATGTGCTCCGTGCCGAGTTCAAAAGATGCCGCCTTGAAATGAACCTCGAAAAGACATGGCTCAATGTTATTGACTCCGAAAGCCGCTGTGAGTCTTGCGTCATTGACGCGGACGGTGATGTCGTTTCCGAGTCAGGGGAAGTTGTCACAAACGACTGGTCCGATGCAGACTGGAGAATCGTCACCAATGCAGTCGGAGTGAAATAACATGACCTTCGCTGAACAACTCAAAGGCCAGCGCCAGCGCCTCGGACTCACTCAGTCAGAGGCTGCTGATTTGCTGGAAGTGTCCGCCTCGTGGGTGGACAAAGCGGAGCGAGAGATTCGCACGCCGATCAAGATCACACAAGAGGGCGCATTGGCTCGACTCACAAAGGCCAAGCGACTCCCGAAGGAATGAGACCCATCACACGGCATCAAGCTCGGCGATGTCGGCAGCAAGGGTGGCGGGATTGAGGGCCGTGAGGATGCCGGAAGCGGGCTGCAATGTTTTCAGACCCATGCCGATGGCCAGGGCGACGCTGGCGGGGATTTCGACCTGGTCGAGGGGCAGGTTTTTGGCGCGACTGATGGCGTAGCGGATGCTGTCGAGCTTTTGATCAATGGCGGCATGGCGCACGGCTTCGCCATCCTGGCCGGTGCTGCGCTCGATGAGATCGTCGGGCGTGATGAGGTTTTCACCGAGGCTTTCGAGGTCGGCGCGTTTGTCGCGTCCGGCATCGACCGTGGGATCAGGATCGGTGACAAAGTCGATCTGATTCCAGTCGGCGATGTTCGCATACTGGAACAGTGGGCCACCGGGCATCATGGCGGTGCCAATGACTTTTTCCCACAGCCATTCGAGGAAGGGATACAGGCGGGCGCGGAGGCCTTCGTGGGCGCGGGCGACCTGCTGGAGCAGTCCGCGATATTCCACGCCACCGACTTTGCCACGCGTGAAGATCCACTCGGGTGGATACTTCAGCTCAAACATGAAGGGGTGGAGGAGATCGGCGAGAATCTCGCGAAACGGGATGCCTTCTTGCGGGTTGTTGAAAAAGTTGAAGCTCTCGTTGTCCGACATCGGCAGGAACACTGCGCCTTCAGCCACCTCGACGAAGCGGCGACCCGTGTCGGCGGTGGGGTTGCCACCTTGCTCGGCAAGCGCGATTTGCTGCATGGCGTTGAGCATCTTGCCGTCGCGGGTGGTGGTGGCACCGAGGAGCGAGGCGCGGACCTTGGCCGAGTGCTTGCGCAGGGCTTTGAGATCGAGCGAATCGAGTAGGTCGCGACCACTCGCGAAGATCACGGGATCACCGTGATACTGATGAATTCGTGTCGGGTCTTTGAGGTGAAAAATGTTGCGGTGTCCCATGGCATTGACCGCTGGGATGTCGGTGAATGTTTTGGAGAGCAGGTAACCACTCGCGTCGGGGTCTTGATTCAGGCGCAGGAGCTGGAGCTGGTCGAGACCGTTGTATTGGAGGCCGTCAAACCAGCGGAGCTTGCGGGCAGCGACGCTTT